TAAAGAGGCTCTTTTTGGCAGAAATGGTATGAAAATAGAATCAGTCACATTAAATTTTCTCAAAGATCCCTGAATGCTTTCTTTTTGATCTTTTTTGAAAAATCTTATATCCCGATCACAAACCAATAAAATACCTTGTAATCCCTTCTTTATTGGAAAAGTTATACCACCATTACCAAACCATGCTATAGAAATAGGTACATCAACAACCGACGGCATGGTATAGTCATCTACTACTACTAATTCCCCAGTTTCTAACTTAATTTTCCGAGTAGAACCTATCTTTATTCCTTTAATTAGTAACTTGACATCCACAGTTAAATTTTGTGGATTGAAAGACTCAATTTCTGCTGGAATGCAGGTGCGAATTTCGTTTTTTATGGTTCCAGTTATTTGTCTTAAAATTGAGGTTAGGTTCATGTCAAAGATAATCGTTTAGAATTGTCCAAATCCTGCACATTATACAGTCCTTGCCCTTTAATAAGGCTCTCCCAAGTGTCTTCATGGGATGATCCAAAATGCAAAATCTCTAAAGCCCTGTAAGTACCTTGATATCTATTATTGTTAATTTGTCTACCAAAAGTTTTGAATTGGTTGCCCCTTACTCTGTCTAAAAATTCTAAGCCACCAATTTGGAAATTAGCGAATTTAGAATCTAAATTAAACCAATCGCCCGGACTTATAAACGGATCAAGAAAAACTTTTAAATCAACACCCATCTCGGTAACTACTGGGATATCTAGTAAGCCACTAGAAGGATCATAAGTCTTGATAGAAGGTTTTTCGCTAGTACTTCTTACTATTAAATTTTTCTCAGTTATGTAAAAATCAAATCCAAATTCACTAGACAAATCTTTAATTATACTAATTACATCACCATAAAAGGTCTGATTGACAATTGCACCAACAATATCTTTGTCTATCACCAAGAATAGATCTAATCTTGCAGCTAGTTTCGCCAAAAATTCAACTAAATCTTCAAATACGACAGTTTCGCCAAAAATTCCTTTTTGCAAAATATCAATTCCACTAACACAAAATAAAGTTGTAACAATGTCGGGGTTGCTCACGGTGGGCTTTGTTCTGCCGACGCTTGATATTTTTCCCTCAAACATTTTACCAATGCTTCCTTCCCAACCAGCCTCTAAAAGAACCAATTGACCTGCTTTCTCTATTTTTTTTGAAGTAGTATCATTTAAATTGTATAATTTTATTTGAGCAGTGTGAAGTCCAGAAGAGTTAACATTAACGAAAGCTTTAACCTCAAAATCTTGTCGCATCGTCACGAGGTTACCAAAACGACCATCTTTACTTAAAAAGACTTTTTCCTCTTGTGGAAATTTTATTGTTGTTCTTATTACCCTCTTTTTAAGCATCAATATCTCTTATTAATTGAATTCTTCCACCTAAGTCATTCTTTAAATCAACTGGCACTTCATTATTTGGATCAGTGTCTGTCAAGCCAAGAGATCCAAAATCAAGCCCCAATCCAAATAAAGCGTCTTTTTCTAAGATTAAATAAATACCATTTACAATAACATCTTGCGTTACATCGTTTATTATGTTGAGAAACCATTGAGTACTGTAATCGTCGAATTGTATTACCAATTTTAAAATTTCTTTTCCATATGGTACTAATACCTCTTGCTCTTTTCCTTCTAACAACTGGATTTGCTCTAAACTCATAATAAACCTCCAACTTTATTAAACGCTGTTAGGATTGGGCTTGGTACAAAAGATAGCTTCTTGACACCCGATACATTAGTATTTAAGTCTTGTAAATTGTCAAAAAATAGAATTTCTTCAAAAGTTATCAACCCTTCAAAAGTAGTTATACTTTCGCTATTATGCTCGTGATCAATATTAGTAATGAGAAAATTCTTTAAGATTCCCGATGGTGTATCAATATCAAAAACCTCGCCGTTTGTCATTATTAGTTTTAAATCGTTAAAGGTCGCCTGTATTCTTGAGTTAGCAAGATTGCTACCAAATATTTGTAGGCTACTAGCCTGTATAATATTATTGACATTTCCGCTTACTAGGGCACTTACTGGATTAATTATATTACTAACCCCAACCTTCATTTGAAAAACCATCGCTTGTTGAATGCGATGATCATTAATATTAACACCTTGCTCAACTGGATTCTTGGTTATTTTTACTGATTGTTTGAACGTAAAAGATTCAATTATATCAAAATTGGTTGTTCTTGGCTCATTTTCTCCCTTAAATTTAACCACCAATCTTTTTTTTTGTTTAGCAAGAAGTGATTCAACAGTGCCTTGAACTGTTCTAAATTGCAAAATTTCACTAAAAAAACTCATTGAATACTCCCTGATTTAAAATTTTCACTAGACATTTTCATTTCTTGGTCTAGGGCGTCTTTTATTATTCTACCAAATTCTTTTGCTTTATCAGCATTTAAATCACCACCAGAATTTTGAATTGGTATAGAAATGTTGAAAGTTTGACTTACAGAATTAGAAGGATTAGTTGATTCTATGATTCTTGTAACATTATTGCCATTTTTGGCAATATGTCTATCTATATCTTCTTGAGTTAATCCAACTTTCATTCTATCTAAGCCTTGTTGGGTTAATCCGCCTTTTATTTCTTCTCCAGGTTTTCTACTTTTCAACAATTCATAGCCTATTATTTCCCCGCCAAGCGTTGTTATCTTAGCTTGATCTGTAGTAACCGTCTTAGGGATATAGCCCATTCCTTGGTTTTTTGGCTTGAATTTCTTATAATAAGTAATTTCTTTGCCAAAGCTAACTGTCTTGCTCTCATCATTAATTATCGTTTTAGGCACATATCCTTTGTCTTGCATAAAATTACCCCACCTCTGGAATTTATCCATGAAATAAGATTTTCCTTCTATCCTTTTATCTTTATCTATTGGTTCTGGCAAAAGTAAATCAGCTAACCTTATTATGGCATCGGCTAATCTTGGAAGAACTTCTATCAGTTTCGGCAACACTTCAAATAACTTATTCATAGTTAGTGCCATGTTGGCTTGTATCTTTGGATCGTTGAGTATTTTTATTAGTTCGCTTGAGAATTTGGTTATTGCTGGTGTAGCTCCAGACACAAGTTTTCTTTTTACCGCTCCATAAGTTTGACTCAGTTCTACAAGGGACTGCTTGGCAATTTCGGAGTTATTGATTTGTTCAGAAGTTACTAAAGGTATCTTACTTGATGATTTTAGAAGATTCTTATACTCTTTGTCTGTAAGCCGAAGCATTCTTACGGTTTTTTCTCCTAATCCTATTTGATCTACGAAATATAGTCGTTGTGCCGCCGTTAATCCGTTAAATCTTCTTCTGATTAAATCAAAGTTTCTCCCGATATCATTCCCTAAATCTTGGATGTTTATGCCCAGAATACCAAAAGCTTCAGGCTTACCTTGACCTAGCTTAAATGCTTCAATTTCTTTTTTTAATGATCTTATTGTGCTTATTGCCTCATCTCCACCAGCTCCCATTCTTTCAAATGATCTAGTGAAAACCTCTAAGAAATTTGGCGTTGTTCCTAAATCTTTTGATAATCTTCCCAGTTCTGCCGTTTCGTCAACTACTTTGACTACAAATTTAGTTAAACCCGCTCCTGCCGCTAAGGTTGCACCACCTAGAACTGTCGCAAATTTCAAAGCACCAAAGCTTAAAGAACCCAAAGATTTTGCAAGAGAATTTATTCCTTTGGAATTTACCGAGGTGTTTATATCTATTAAGAAATCACCGAGTTTTGCTACCATAAATATCAGTTACAATTTTTTCTGATTCTGCAAGATATGATATTGCTTCATTCATTTTACGAATATCAAACAATGTCAAATTTCCATTAAGAAGATCAGTATACTTAATGTAGCCACGAATAACGGGGGAAAGGAAGGAATAATTAAAACTAGGTATTCCTAATTTTTGAATGATTTGTTTTTCTACTCCAGAATTAGTTTTTTTGATCTTGCCTGTCCCCACGAAAATAAAGGGCTTAATAACTCCACCCAATAAAGTAATGGATATGCTTCAAGATCAGCATAGGTATAAAGTTCGGGATCAATGATCTTTCCTTCTACGCTTGTATGCTTAAAAACCATCGAGGAGTACTCCTTAAGGTGCCGCAATTCTTCCTCTATGTAGTTTCCGCTTTTATGATAAACCTCTGAGGCTAATGTTATCATCCTTTGTTGGTCAAATACGCTAGAAGGCAACCACATCTTCAATTGCTTGCCGTCTAATTGTCTTATAAATTCCTTATCGGCAACTCCTTTTTCCTCGTATCTTTTAGACTTTTCTTCAGTTTTTTTTCTAACTTCTTCCAGATTCATATTAAATACTATTTATTATTACATCATTCTTTGGCGGTATATGTACTGTTGAAGACATTAATATTGTATATTCAACATCAGCATCAGTATCAGATCCCATTTGATAATTTGGAATATTTTTAAATACTGATTGCAAAGAAATATATTCTTCTTCTGTCAATGAGTCTCTTGCGTTGACTGTGCATAATATACTCTGTCCAGCTTCTTCGGCGGCTACAATTTGTTGCATTTTAACATAGTCGGGGCTATTTCTTAAAATTCTAAAAGTTAACAACTTATTGACGCCTTTGAAATTCTTATTAACCATTAAATCACCAAAAGCCCCCAATTTCTCATTGTAAAGATTGAGGTCTAAAGCTTCAATTTGAGCGGATATTCCATTTTCACCATAATTTCTTAAGTGAATAGATCCAAATTGAAGAGAGGTAATTGTTAGATCAAAATTGGTTAAATTAACTACGCCTAATGTCATATCTTATAATTTTAAAGTGTTAGTAATTACAAATCTAATTGCTACGCCTTTCAATAGAAGGACTGTAGTTATATTTTTAATAACTCCTGCATTCTTATCAGCAAGAGATATTGTTTCAGGCTGTGGAATGGTTATCTTAAAGCCACTTCTTAATACTTCTCCAGTATCTCTATCTGTCCCCCCAGCAATCATTCCAGCACTAAGAGCTTGCATTGGAGCTATCGTCATTGCTTGACGCAATAATGCAAAATCGTCTCTTGTGTAGCCAATGCTTGGTAAAGTTACCATTAGATCAAATATGTCATAAGTCATATTATAATCAATATAATCACCAGTAATAACGGTCTTAATATCTAGACCATTTGGGACTCTTCCTGGGTAAGCTATAACTCGTCCAGTTTCTCCATAGGTTGTGTAAAAATTAATATTTTTAGACATTAAATTGTCAAACTGACTATCATTAAGTTCTGTCGTAGAGATATTTGTGAATTGCTTGTACGCAAGAGAACCAAGAGGTCTTGCACTTGTAAAATCTACAATTCCAAAATAACTTGGAAGGGATGCTTGCTTCCTATCGGCATCAGTGAAGTCAAATATAACTGCTGTTCTGCTTACCTTTCTATCAAAAAGGGTCTTAGAAATACTACTAAAATCGTTAGTTATCCCAGCATTAGCAGCATTACTGTTAGTATCTAAGATCCAAAGGAGGTATTTAATTCTAGTTGAAGCTTCTATTGAACCCGACCATTCTAATTTCTCTTGGTCGTTCCAATCATTAGATAATATAGTATGATAATATCTATTATCAGCGGTAAAGTTACTTATAACACTAGCCAATGTTCCATTAGTTCCAACGGTAACAACTCCGCCATTAAGTAGATCAGCATCTGTTAAATCTGTACCAGTTCCTGTTAATGTTGTTATTTGAAACTCTGAACCTGCACCATAAGTTTCACTAGTGAAAATAAATTGAGTTCCAGTAAAAGAAACAACAATATTCCTAAATATACTACCAGCCAATCTTATTGCGTTTTGCAAAACTGCGGCGACACTTTCAAAGTTGTCGGTGTCGGTAAAATCAATGTTGGTTAGGTTGATAGGAGTTGATCCGTCCTTAGAAATTTTAATTTCGCCATCATCTACAGCTTGAAAATTTGCTAAATTTCCAGTAACACTTCCAGAAGTAAAGAAGCCTTGAGTTGAGCTGGTTAATCCATCTCTATTAACCAAGCCAACAAATAGAGTAGTTGGCTTAATTCCTAAAAATCCGCCTGCAAAATATTTTAAAGAGCACTTGTAAGCCTCGCTGTTACTACCTAAATCTTCTAAAACTTCATCAGGAGAACTATAGCTCCTAACTGTATCTGCGAATCCGTTACCTTTTTGAATAACTATTGCATTTGCGAAATTCCTTCTACCTTGAGCAGGGACTGGCAAAATGCTTTGTACATCAATAATTTTTTTAATATTAATCGTTATCATTTTTTACAATAGTTTCAAATTTTATAATATCTTTAACATCTTCAACAACAGATGGTGTCAAGGTAAATTTTATATCTCCAATTTCCACAATATCATTATAAACAAATGCTAAGGTCAATTCCATTCTTTCAACCCACGCACCTTCTTCAAGAGCGGTTAAATCTCGTGGCATTCTTTCTAAATTAATCAGTGATAAATTAAAAGGCAAGTCATAAATAGCTTCATAAATTCTTGTGCTTTGAATATACACAAAAAAAGCTTTCATAGCATCTTTTGCCATTCCTTTTTTCTTACTTAGAATATTCATTACAACATTTACCTGTTCAATTGTAAATAAATTTTCTTTTTTTGTATCTCTATCAAAGCCTCTACTATAAGAAGTATTGGTATTGCCAAGTGGATGGGTTTCTTCTATCCTATAAAAAAGAATCGTCTGATCCGTACTTCTGATATCGTTATTCTGCCTATCTTCTTGAAAAGCCAGCGAAGAATCAGCATTAAATCCAAAATCTGTTTTGTTATCTGCAAAAATTTTGTCAAAGAAATCAAAAATTCTATCAGACAATTGCTGGCTAGTTATCATTTAGCACCTCATCATTATATTGGCATATAATATACTTATTGAATCCGTAATTATTCCAAGGATAAGTTTTCTCGATTTTAAAGAGTTTATTTTCAAACCTAATAAAATTATTCCGAGATTTATCAACGACTAATTTTATAAACAATGAATAGCATAATTTATCAGTGAATTCACCTAATCCCTCCTTTATCAGCTCTTGAGCCGTTATATTTTGAATAATACCATTAATTTCAGTTTCAATCTCTCCAGTTTCTTCAACCCTTCCTTTAACTCTAATCGTAGTTTTTGTAATTAAGGTCAGCGTAGACTTAAAATAAGAATCATCTAAGAATTCACTCAATAAATCATCATTTGACATTATTCTCCGTTATCCATGTTATAGATTGTCTTAAGTCCCCCGTGTCTATTAGTGGTTGATCGCTTCCTTTTTTCTTAATCGTAGCCTCAGCATTACCCTTCCATTCGCCATGAGTTAAGTTTTTCTTCATGTAACCAGCTGTTGTAAATCCTATCCTATCAAAAGCATTGACAACCTGCATTCTTCCTTCTACCGCATCTCCCAACCACAATTTAACAACTTTATTAATTTTACCTCTGTATCGTGGCACGGTTGTTGTTCCAAAAGGTCTTGCTGGAATATTTTTAGTCTTAGAGCCATAATTATTTACGAAAGCTATATCCGCTAAGTAGACAGTTTCTCCCTCTTCATCAGTTGTTGATTCTTCTTTTGGTACCCCAATTTTTAGCTTAGTATTGTTAATCTCTTTTATGGTTTTCCTTAGTTTTCTAAATAATTCTTCTGGATTCTTTGTTTTCATGCAATAAATCCCCCGCAAGAACTAGTCAAACCACAAGTATCTAATAATGATAATAGCAACCTACCAAAAGGAGTGGTGCTAAAATAATTATAAATATTTGCAGAGGTATTGGCTGGAGTGTTGATTTCCTGATAAGAAATAGTTAAACCATCAGCCGATTTACTGCTAACAATTCTAGAATTTTGAGGAATTGAAGAATTTCCGCCAAGAGCATTAAAATAAGTTAGATTATGAGCAATACCATATAGAAAAGCCTGATAACAACAATCAAATCCACAATTTATAAATCCAGCGGGGACATCACAAAAAGATAATTCAATGTACATATCCAAAGTAGCATCATCTAGCGATGCAAATACTGGAAATTTTAATTTAAAATCATCTCTTATTTGCTCAATAGTTTTGTTGGCAAGTATGAACGATTTTAATTTATTTGACAATTTCCAAAACTCCTTTTGAGATGAAAGTCTTTAAATTAGGAATTTCACTAACTAATTTGTCAAAAACTTGATCAGAAATTATAATTTCTTCACCTTTAGCAATTTTAAAGCTTCTAAAATTAAGGTTTTCCTTGCTTATTATTCTAATTTCAGTAGAGGTAATTTCTACCAGTTCAACTACCAGTTCAACTACTGGTTCAACTACTGGTTCAACTACTGGTTCAAC